TGCCGGTAATTTCCACATCTCTGCTTTTGGATCTATACCATGTGCTGCTGCAGCTTCTCTTAATTCTGTTTCTGCTTTTATTTCATTAAGATAATCTACTGATAATGTATTTAAAGAATAAGAAAATCTATTCTCATCAATCAATGCAGCTGCAATCATTGTGTCAACTATAGGTCCGTGAACCTTGATACCAGATGCTTCTAACCAACCTACATCATATTGTGCATTGTGAAAAATTTTTGTACTCGGTAAAGCACAAATGTCTTTCATATATTTTTTTACTTGTTCAGGTATCATGTTACCCCCACCTAGATGGCCAAAAGGAAAATATCCTTTCCATCCCTCAACGGCTACTGCAAACCCTACTATCTCTCCCTTGCCCAAAGCCCAACCAGCTCCAAGTCTTTCATTAATGCCATCATCTCTAGTTTCTAAATCAATTGCTATTTCTTTATACTGAGACAAGTCCTTATATTCACTAGGTGTATTCCACATAGATTTTTTAAAAGTTAAAGTTAATTGTAATCCGTTACTCATTTCTAAATATCACTATCATTAATGGTTTTATGTAAGCTATCTTATTTGGGTCGTCTTCTGTTCCATCATCATGACCAAACCTAAAACCTTTAACTGGTTTTTTTAAAAATCTTATTTCACAATTAGGATTCTTATAAATAAAATCATGAAAGTATTTAGTATGTGTGGATGATGGTAATAAAAAAACACCAGTAAAGTTTTTTGTATTGTATGCTTTTTCAACAAATTTACCAATCTTTCCATCGAATAAAGGATGGATGTAAGCAATTTCTCCAGACCAATCTTTAGTCAAACAATCATCATCAATTGTATAATATCTTGGTAGCAAATGATTATTATGAGATGCACAACAATCAATCGTAAAATCAAACTCTTCTATTAAATCTGACCAAATATTTTTAGGTGTCCTAAGATATTTCATTATTTTAGAACAAGTAAAACTTAAGTTTGTCTTTTCATATTTTAATTTTTTATTAATCATTTAGATTCTTTAAGTAATGTTCTTACTATTGTTGTCCCTGGATTTAGATCGAAGTCTTTTATGCACCCCATCAATAAACTGCTTAACAACACAATCACCACAATAATAAATTTTGTTTTCAATAATAGCTGCATCTCTATCACACTTTGAACATTTAATTTTTTTCTTCATCTTTTAGATGTTTAATTTCTAAGTCACAATAATGTTTTATTTTTTGTAAATCTTCTATGGCTTTCCCTTTAGATAAGTATCTACATACATATTTAATTATATTAGCTTGAAGTGGATTAAGACCATTCTTTCTAATAAAAGTCCAAGGTTGAATAATAAATTGCTTATAGTGGGATCCTCCAACTTGTTTGCCATCAGGAAAAGTTTCGTCAAAGATATCTTTATTTGTCATTTTTTTCTTGTACATAAATTAAATAATCTTGTCCAATAGGATAGTTAAACTTATAGTCAGTTCTTAACAAATGTAAAGTTTTTCTTGCTCTAGTAACTCCAGTGTACCAAACTTTACGTTCATCACTTTTTTCTTGTTTATTTTTATTTTTATAATCAGATGGATAATTACCTTTACTGTATAATACAACATGATTCGCTTCCCCACCCTTAACAGAATGAATTGTATCAATGGTTATAAGAGGATCTTTATCTAATTCTTTTTGACCATATCTTCTAAGTAATCTTATGAAATGTCTGACTTGTCTTGGTTTAAAATTTCTTCTTAGTATCCAATACCATGGTTTAGTTTTTTGATTATCTTCTAAGGTTAACCCACACCATTCTTTTAATGTTTGAAAATCATACTCTTTTAAATCTGGTTCTGCTCTCCAAAATTTATCTTGTCTATAATTTGGATCTTCTAGCTCTCTTATATATTTATACATATTACGAGCTGATTTTTTATCTATCTTTTTATTTTTAGTTATAGCAGTCCATGCTTTTATTGCTTCCCATTGTTTTTGATCAAAACATTTTGTGCCCTTATTATCCTTATAATATAACCCAGCATCCTTAGCTAACATTCTTAATTCATTAACAGTTTCATTAATTCTACCAAGAATGTACCAATCCTCCTTAAAATTTTCAAAAGGGATTTCTTTAAAAGATAAATAAGCTTTTACATAACCTTTAGTTCCACCAGGGTAGTATTCTTTTTCCTCACTATCATTTATTCCTCTTCTAATTACTTGTGAGAATCTATGTATGGCTTCTCCGAATCTTTGAGTCTTTCTAAGTTTTACTTTACGCCCAGGGAAAAATTTAGTGAAATATTTTGGATCAGCTCCATTCCATTTGTATATGGCCTGGTCATCATCTCCTGCTAAATATATTCGATCTACTTTAGGAGCCATCTTATATATGACAGACCATTGTAAAGGTGTGCAATCTTGAGCTTCATCTAATATTAAAACTTTAAGTGGTGGAAAATCTACTTCTTTTATTGCTCTTTCGATCATATCATCAAAGTCAATGAACGATCTTTCTCCACCCCCTACTTTATAATGTTCATAGGTACTTATCTTTCTGAGAAACACAGTGAGTGAATCTCTCTTATAACTTTCTAGCTTATATGCTTCTTCTGGTTTAATTAATAAATTTCTAGCTTTACTATAAACACCTAATGACCAATCCTTATACATAAAGTTATCGTCAGCTAATCTTTTGTCTGAAGTTTTTATTACTTTAGTTTGTAATGCAAAATCTATTGTACAATCTTTTGGATCAAATACTTCTTCTGGAAAGTATCTTCTACAATAGGTATGCAGTGTTTTAAATCTAGAAAAATCATCTGTGTTATATTGTGGAAAAGACTCCATAGCTCTTTTAACAGCAGTGTTAACAGCTTTGTTTGTAAAAGATAAGTATGCTATCTCTTGTGGTCTAATACCTTTTCTTAAATAACTTTTTAAAACTTTTTCTATAAGTGTGTAAGTTTTACCAGTGCCTGGGGGACCAAAGATCTTTATGGTTTTGTGATAAAGTTCTTTTAATATTTTAAGTTCTAAACTTTCCTGTGTGGAATTCTTCATCCATCTCCGATACTTCTTTTGTTTGTTTTGGTTTAGTTGCTTTTTTGTAATCTACAAATTTAGGCATCTCTACCGACCATACATTTTTAACACCTTCATGATAATCTATTCGTTCACAACCTAATAAGTGCATAGCTTCTGCTGCACTTTTAAATGTTTTATCATTACCTAAAAACTTTTCAAACGTAATCTTTTTGAAATAACAAACATTTGTTTTGGAATCTAAGACAACATAGTTATCCTGTAATTTATCAAAGTCATCCTCTTCAATATGACTCTCAAAGAATTTTTTAAGAAAATTATATTTTTCTTCACCAAGAGTATCTTCGAATTTCATCTTCTCATTCTCTACTGCTTTTTTGACAATTGTAGACATAAGCATTTCAAATGGAGATGGTCCACTTCTTGGTCTAGGTAGGGTAACCCAATAAATTCCATATCTTAATAATTTTACTCTAAAAGACTTTTCATCTTTCATATCTTCGGGACCAATAATAATTTTCTCTCCTTGAAACTTAAAAGAATATTCAATCGACTTGGTACTTCTTATAAATTCAATTTCTTCAAAATCATCTATTAGATCTGGTACTTGTGAACCAATACCAAGTTTTCTAAACTTACATAAATCTTTATTACATATTGGTGTAATAGCACCAAGCTTAGGTGGGCATTTGTAATTGTAATCTTTTTTAGTTACAGATCTTGCAACAGAGTTTTCTACCTCTCTGGTATCCATAGGTGTTACAAATATTTCTTGGTTTCTTTTTTGGAGAATTGTTCTCATCTCTTCAATTGTAATTTTGCCATCAGACTTCTTCATCTCAAGAACACCAACATTATAAAGTAAATCATTACGATGATTACCAGACCACTTATCCATAATCATTTTTTGAACACATGGTGGATAATGTTTCCAATCTTCTTCAGGTTCATATTCCTTAACTTTAATATTTTGTAATTCATCTAAAGATAAAGTTTTATTTCTAATTATTTCAATAAAAGTTCCAATCATTACTGGGGTATTTGATTCATTATATGCAAACTCAGTAGTTGCATTCATATTAAAATAAGGCATGTTCATACACTTATTCATCGGGAATACTTCAAGTGCTTGAAAGAAATTTTTATTCCATTCATTTAATTTTTTTAAAACATCTTTTACTGGATACCAATTATCTAAAAACAAAAACAAATGTAGCCCACCTGATTTTGATCTTACTGGTACTAATGGTAATTGGTTGTCTCTAAGAATATCTATAACTTTTTTTTGTGAATAATCTTTATAACTTTGTGGGTCAATATCTATACACCCCCACTTACACATATCATCCTTTTCAGGTTTGATACCTATACGTTTCGTACCTTCTAAATGTTCCTTCCAGATTTTAAGAGTAACTGGTTCGTGGATCGTGAGTGTTTGACCTACTGTCTTGCCCCGTTCATCTACCTCTCCAGTAAGAGAGGTAGTGATGAACAGTTCAGAATTACCCTCAAATATTTTTAAGAGCTCCTGTTCCATGATTTAAAATGGAACGTTAGTTTTATCTGGACTATTATTTCCGTGAGCTTGATTATCTTGTGTAAAATCTACTTTACCAAAAATATCACTCTTCATAGCACTTTGATAAAAGGCTTGAGTTGTTTCCAATACTTTTAAATGTTCTTGAGTATTTAAAAACTTATCAAACTCAACAACCCATCCATACCAAGAGTTTTGTGAATTAGACTCTTTAGTAGTGCTTAGTTTGTAAGCAGTAGACCATGATGGTGGATTAAACATACCATTTTTACCTTGTGCTCTTCTAGACATAATCATTGAATTCCATGTCTTAGATTTTTTCTTTTGAGTAGATTTCATAGTAATTAAAGCTTGTTCCATTGGATTATAATTTTCATCCAAAATATAAACAAAGTGATTACCAGTATCTTCAACATAGTTTCCGTTTTCTAATCGGTCTTTGTTGTCGGCACCTCTAGTTGTTTCAGACATAATAGCTGGATCAGTATGAATACCTACTGGTCTTCCTGGACTATCCCCTTTGTCTTTCCACTCATTAAAAGTGTTTATGTAAAGACAAGGCACTACTATTAATCCTTGTCTACCTTTCCATACTTTACCTGATGTTTCACTCCATATGTCTCCTTGCTTAGCAGTCTCAACATATTTGCCATCAGTCTCATCTAAGACTGGAGAGTTAGCATAAAGTATTTTTAGGATTGGTAGTTTTTGATCTCGAGCTGTTACAAACTCTTGACCTTGACCCGCCATCTGCTCTAAATTTATTGCAGACGGAAGATTATCTTTTTTAGTCGTCATCGCTTTTTTTTCGATCATGATTATTCCTTCGTGGTTATTTTAGTTTTATTTGCAACATAAGTTCCAAACAGTTCAGCAGGTACATCTTTACCAAGGTCTTGAATTTGTTCTCTAACAAATCCTCTAAGACTACTTGGATGAACAGAAGTTTTCTGCTTCACTGGAAGACCTTTTGCTTTCAGCTCTTCTATAATTGATTTAGCTTCATTGTCTTGCTTCATTCCAAATTCCAAAGACACTTGGTTTTTAATCAAGTCTCCATGTCCATTTTCTCTAAGCCAATCAAAAGCTTCATCACTTTTAGACGCTGGTATTCTAGCTGAATAGAATGGTTTAACCTCAACGGATGAACCATCTGCTAATTTTAGCAGAGATAAACCAGCTTGTTGCATTAAGTTTGGAATTGTTTGCTCAGAAAGAGTAGTTTCGACTTCTTTTAACTTTTTAAGTTCTTCTTCAGCCGTCAATATTTTTTTCTGAGTTTCCAATAACTTATTGCAAGATTTAGCAATGTCTGTCGACATGCCAGTATCTACCGATATGATAGATTCTGCTTCTAAGTCCATAAGAACCTCCTTGTGCAAGAATCAATATATTATTAATTTGATTTATGCAAACAAATAATTTAAATAATTCTGCGTGTATAATTATAAAACAAAACCATTCAAACATCAAAGACAATCATTAATTGAAGGAGCCAAGCCTTATAACTTTGCTTATTTTATGGAGATGGGAACTGGTAAGACTAAAGTTGCTATTGATAATGCAGCTTATTTATATCAAGAACAAAGAATTGATTTTGCATTTGTGATAGCACCTAATTCTGTTTATCAAAATTGGAAAAAAGAAATTGATTTCCATTGTCCAGAGGAAACTAATATTTACATTTGGAAAGTAACCAAAGATAAAACATTTAAATTAGACCCAAAGAAACTTACATTTATATTAATGAATGTAGAGGCACTATCTCATGCATCAGGTAAAAAATGGCTTGAATATAAATTATTGAAACATGGTATGAGAAGCATGATTATACTTGATGAAAGCACCTCTATCAAAAATCTAAAAGCATCTAGATCTAAGGCTATTATAAAACTAGGTCAATTAGCTAGATATAAAAGAATACTAACTGGTTCTCCTATTACAAAATCCCCATTAGATTTATTTTCTCAATGTGCTTTTTTAGATAAGGCATTATTAGGTTATGATAATTTCACTGTCTTCAAAGCTAAATATGCAGTAATGTATAGTATTGAAAGAGGCGGTTATAATATTCAAATTCCTAAATATTATATTAATCTCGAAGAGTTAGAATATAAATTAAAAAACTTTTCTTATAGGGTTAGAAAAAAAGATTGTTTGGATTTACCAGAGAAGATGTATGTGCAAAGATATGTAGATATGTCAGAAGAGCAAAAGCTAGCTTATGAAAGATTAAAAATTAATGCTTTAATGATAATGAAAGATGAAGAGGTATCTTACAATAATAAACTTACTGAACTTTTAAAGCTTCAACAAGTAGCTAATGGTTTTGTAAAAACTAATGATGGTAATATTGTTGATTTTAAAACAAATGCCAAACTAAAAGAATTAATGAGTATCTTAGAAGAGAGTGAAGATAAATGTATTATATGGGCTAATTATGTACACAACATTGAAAGTATCAAAAGTAAATTAGCTGAAACTTATGGTGTTGATTCTGTAGTTTCAATATATGGTAAAGACTCAGTTGAGTCTCGAAATCAATCAGTAGAAAAATTTCAAAATAAAGATGAGTGTAGATTCTTAGTTGGTAATCCCACAGTTGGTGGATATGGTTTAACGTTAACTGCTGCTAAATATGTAATTTATTTTAGTAATTCTTATAACTTAGAAGTCAGACAACAAAGTGAAGATAGGGCTCATAGAATAGGACAGAAGTCTCAAGTCACTTATATTGATATAATCTGTAGAGATACTATTGATCAAATGGTATTACATAATTTAGAAAATAAAATTGAATTATCTGCTAAGACTCTTGGGGAACAGGTTCAGAAGTGGCTTTAGTCTTATGATATCTATCAACTCTCTCTAACCATTTATCTTCATACTCTTTTAATTTAGATTCATTCATTTTAAACTCTTGGTACAAAACATCTTTGGTACAAATACATATAAGGCCTTGTGTTATGAGACCATATTGTTCTTTGTGTGCTAATGAGTATGCTGCTATTTGATAATAATAATCTTCTACAAACTCTTCTCTCTTTGGTTTATTGCTTTGTTTAAAGTCAATGATTGTAGGTTTATCATCATAAAGGCCGACTACATCTGTGGCTCCTGCCCATCTATCTTCATAAGCTAGACTTACTTCATTACCCCATACCTCTTTCAATAGGTCAAGATTGTTTACTATCTCATGAGCCATAAGTCTTGCTTTAGCTCCATCCTCAGAGAGATTAATATAGCCACGACCATCTATGTAGTTTTCAAGGACATAGTGCATCTCCGTGCCTCTGAGAGCCGCCTGAGAGGTAATTCTAGCTGCTTCTTGGTATCCTACTCTTTCACGCCACCTATCAAGTCCAGCTTTCTTTTCTTCTGATTGAGTAGCAGACAGTATAGTTGTAACACTTGGTATTTTTTTGTTACCTACATTATAGGTCCGTGAACCGTCCTCCTCTTGTCTAGTATATTTCTTATACTTGTATTTACTTACTAACTTAAGATCGGTAATTTGAAATTTGTTATTATCTTTGATTAGTCGCACATGGTCTTTTAGAATACTTTAAATAGAAGAGCAACAATTATTCCTATCATAGATGTCATTAAAAAAGCAGTAGAGGATATAAGAATTTTTTCTATTCTATGTATATCATTGTGTAAATCTTTTATTTGTTTATTAGTTTGTTCTTGCATGATTCTGCATAACTTCTCATGATCATCCATTCTTTGATGAGCAAGGGTATCTTTATTAGAAACTTTTCTTGGCACTTACAATTCCTCCCTTATTAAAAAGGTTAAGGGCTTGTGCTAATTCAGTATTAGATTGTCCCCCAAGTGGTAGATTAGAAGGTGTAACATTTGGTAAGGGTATGTTACTTGTGTTTTGAGGACTTGTAGAAGATACAGCTGTAGCTTGAGGTTGATTTAAATCAAACGGTATTGGATCTTCTTTAGTTGGATTGTAAGTTTCCTCAGTTGTAAAAAATGTATTATCTGGCAATTCATTTCTAAAAATTTTTTCTAAATTTTCTTGGTTTGATTTAATATTAGCTTGAACCATAGAATTTTGTTCCTCATCTATCAAACCTTCAGATACTAATGCCGAACCAAACTGACCCATAAATCTTGAGAACTGATTGAAGTTTCTAGCTTTTGCACCAGATGTACCATCAATTAAAAATTTCATTAATCTTGGATTAGTAAATACTCTTGATAAAGCTGCGGGAGCTACAACAAAAGCTAATGCTGAACCGGGATCAATTACTCCACCACCAGCTGCAGCAACAGCACCTAATTGTGTTAAAGCACCCATCTCTTTTAACTGAATAAATATTGTACCTCTACCAGCTTTTGCTCCAGGAGCAGTTATAGCTCCATCTGCAAATTTTAATGCATTTGTAAATTCTTTTAAATGTCCAGCTTGTCCTTTTGTAAGTAGACCACCTTTTTCTATAAATTCTTTAAAATCTCTTTCAACAAAATCTCTAGCCTTATTAGCTCTTAAATATAAATACTGATCTTTCATGTCAGTTGAATCAGCAATAAATTTTTTAATAAAGTGTCCTCTTATACCATCTTTAATTTTTTCTCGTTCAGCTAATTCTAATAAAGGTTTACCAGCACCTTTTTGACCTACTGCAATTCCAGTATCAGTCATATCAAGTTTTGTTAGGAAATCTTGTGCTACATCATTTTTTCCTTTAACTAATATTTGATCTAAAACTTTTTTCTGACCAATGTCTGTTTGTGCGATACGTTTAAATATACCAGCATTAAACATTGGACCACCCATTTGTGCTAGGTTTGAAAGTTTAACATACTCAGCTCTTAATCCCGCAGGTAAAGGCATTTTATCAAGTTCTGCTTTTAACAATTTTTGAATTTGTCTACCTACTTGAGTATATTGTGCAGATTTACCTCCACTACTTAACGCTTGACTTAAAGCTCTATATTCTTCTAAAACTTCACCAAAGGTAGCTTGGTTTGGCATAGTGTCTAAATCATTAATTAAATTTAATGCTTCTTCTTTAGCACCTGTTTGTCTAATCCTATCTAGTCTTCTTCTTTCTGTAGATAGTAAAGCTTTAAGACTAATTGCATCTTCAGCTTCTCGTGTTCTTGAATTAAACACATAATTTTTTCTTACACCATTCCAAGACAAATCTATTCCATAACCTGGTTTAGGTATTATTTTACCATTTACTGTTTGTTCTGTCGCCCTAGCCAATAAAGGATAAAGATCTTTATAACCCTTATTTATAAATCTATTGTATGCAAGATTACTATTTTCAACTGATTTTTGTATAAGGACATTTAAAGTGTTAGGGTCTAAAACATCTTTATCTACACCTTTAACAACTTGTTCTACAAATTCATCCATAGAACCAAGTAAACCTAATCTAGCACCTTCTTTAGCTGTAAGCATTTTACCGCCACCAAAGAATGAAGCACCAATAATACTCTCTAATGTATCAATCATATTATTTTCTGTTACAAGTGCTGGTGTTAATGTACCCTCATCAACTCTTTTAAAAAAATCTGCTCCTCTTTCAGTAGTTAATCTATCTACACTTTTTGATGCTAATTCAGGATTTTTTAAAATTTTAATTTGTTCTTCGGTCATCTGACCACCAATTTTTGTTTGTGTTTTTGCAATTAAATCATCAGTAATATTTTCCCCCTTAGCAGCTTTTTCTAATAATGAGTAATAAGCTTTTTGTCTTAAGATAGTTTGTGAGGCAGCTCTACCTCCTTTTATCATTTGAATTTTTTGACCAGCAACTTTGTTATAAACTTTACCCAAAGCACCAGCCATACCAAAACCAAGAACTTCACCAAAAGCACCTTGTGCTGCACCTCTTGCAACTTCTTTTACTATGTCTTCCTTAGGATCAAAAGCTTGTGCAATAGCAGCACCAGAACCTCCTCCAGCTGCAGCTCCAACTGTAGCTCTTCCGATTTTTCCTACTGTGTTTGCACTTATATTTAAAAGAGGTCTAGCTATTCTAGCTATTCTTGCAGCAGACATCGCAGTTAACGCTAATGATGATCCACCAGAAAAAGGAGCCATTGCAGCTCCTGCAATACCACCAGCAATAGATAAACCAACTTCAGTAATTATTCTTTTAAAAGTAGGAGATGCTAAAAAAGATTCAGTGTCTTGATTATACTTTCCTTTTTGTGCATCAGTTAAAATATCTTCTGGAGTTATAAAAACTTGACCATTATCAATATCTTGAATACCAGTTTTCTCATCATCTAAATTTCTTGCTTGTAAAAAAGTATCAATTGCTACTTGTTCTTGAGGAGTAGGTTGATCCCCTTTTATTTCGAATGTTTGTCCTGCTACTACTATCTCTGCCATTCATTACTCCGTTGATATTTTTATTGCACCTGATGCAGTTTTTTCAAAACCAACTGGAGAAGAAAAATCTATAAACTGAGCAACTCCACCTTGGCCTTCTATAATTTCTATAGCCGTACTAAAGTTACCACCAGTATTTTCAGAAATATCTTGAGCAGTCCCTAAATATTTTTCTAAGGCTTCTATTTTAGCTTCAAATACTCTTTCTGTATCTCCAACTTGGGGTATTAATTCTTTAATTCTTTCTCGTTCTTGGTCAGATACTTGAGCACCTGAAATTGCTTTTGTTAAAAATATTGTTGCTTGATCTATTTTTGTTTTAAAACCAGCATATTGTTTTGCGTAATCTGTTCCAGCTGCTTTACCAAAAAATCCTCTTAATCTATTTAAATCTCCAGGACCAACTGGTTTGCCTAAATTAACATAGTCAGTTGCAATATCACCTAATAATCTTCTTGTACTTTGAAAACCTCTTCTTTCTTCTAACTCTTTAGAAGTAGGTTTTGATACAACTGTTATTTTTCCAGTGCCATCAATTTGGGCTACAGTGCCTTTTGGTAAATTGTAAGCAGTTAATTCTTTTTCTCCTAAAGTTCTAACACCTTTTCCAGATCCCTTAGCTT